TCGTAATAATCTTTCATCCGACTGTTCTGGTCAGCCAACGAAAGGACACCCAATGAAGATCGACTGGGAGAACACCCCTCAGTACTGCAAGGTCTGCGACCACCAGATGCGCGCACCTCGAACGACACTCGTTGACCACCCGAACACTCGCGCCTACGGAGGGAGGGGGATCTGCAACTCCTGCTACCGACGTAGGCGCCGCGGCCAGGCCGGCGCAGCTAAGACGCACATGGACTGGAGTGAGGTGCACCACTGCTCACGCTGCGGTGTCCGCATGCGTCCTCCGCACACCAGCATCACCGAGTTCCCTGAGACTCGCCTGTACTCTGGGAACGGGGTCTGCACCCTGTGCACTAAGAGTCGCCGCCCTGTTGGCCCTACGGTTGCTGAGCTCGCAGCCCAGGGGCACCCTTGCATCGAGCCCTGCCCTCTCCCCTCGAACAAGCGCTCCAATATTTGGTGAAAGGACGCCCTTCGTGCTTTACCTCCTCATCTATGGCGACAAGAGCAACCCTGACGTTGATGTGATCCTCTGCGACCGCCACCCCGACCGCACTGACGAGGGGACGTGGGTGTTCAAGAATGAGGGACAGCCGGACTTCTACGTGTACCCCGGCGACTACCTATCCATCCAGCATGCCTACTTCGGAGGCAAGGCAGCCAAGCCTGCTTTCCTCTTCGATATCCGTGAGGGTTCCCCGAACGGGGAGGGTGTGTCGATGGTTTATCCGGGTGACGTGCGGTGAACGTGGATGACCTCAGTGAGGTTCATGTGCGAATGCTTGTCGCATCCCTTGACTGTGCGGTTGATGAGCTCCGGGATGCGCTCGATTTGGCGCACCAGGTCGGTGCGTACGATGTGCCACATCATCGCCGTAACGCTGATCAGGATGACGCCGTCATCCGGGTTGGCGAGGCGCAGGAGGGTGTCGAGGAGTACCTGGAGCTGGTGTTCACTGACCGGTATGACATGGGCGTGCATGTGACGCTGGAGGTGGTCGGCTAGTGGCTTGGGGTAAGAATTCTAGGCGCCGCAAGGAGCTCCCTAAGGACTGGGACAGGATCCGGCGCACTGTCCTGAGGCGGGATGGTGGCCTGTGCGTATTCTGCGGGAATCCGGCGAATCAGGTGGATCACATTATTCCTGACGGCCCGCACGTGCCGGACAATCTTAGGGCGTTGTGCCATCACTGCCATATGGTGCGCACACAGCAGCAGTCAGCAGAGGCCCGTAAGCGCCGCTATAATCGCGGCAACAAGGCTCGAGGCCCTAGGCCGAAGAGTAAGCACCCCGGATACCTTTAGGAGAGTCGACGATGGGAGTGAAGGGACCGATCCCGAAGCGCAGCACTGAGGGGCACCGCACTACGCAGGCCAGGAAGCTGGATGGTGGTGTGGAGCCCGTTAACGTGATTGCCGAGCAGGTGAAGCCGCCCAAGCCGGATCCTGGCTGGCACCCCATCGCGAAGAAGCTGTGGAAGGCTGTGGAGAAGTCGACGTTCACTCGCTACTACGAGCCGTCGGACTGGATCGTTCTCTACTCCACCTGCGATGACCTGTCGAACTACAAGATGCAGGATCGACGTTCCCCCACGATGCTGGCGGCCGTCAACACGATGCTCACCAGCCTTCTCCTCACCGAGGGTGACCGCCGCAGGGTCCAGATCGAGATCAACCGCGTTGACGAGTCCGAGGCCGAGTCGGCCGGCGTGGTCGCGTTGCAGGCATGGACGAAGGCTCGGGCAGCGAAGTGACCGACACGCTCCCCGCGCCCAGGGAGCGAACCGACACGCTCCCCCTCGGTTTGCCGGAGAGGACTCTCGGCTACCATGCTGCGGCGTGGATGATGGATAACCTGATTCAGCCGAATGGGCCGAAGGCGGGGCAGCCGTTCATCCCGACTGATAGGCAGATCGAGTTCCTGGCTCATTTCTACGCCCTGAATCATAAGGGTGGCTTTGTGTACAGGCAGGGAATTAGAAGGTTAAGCAAGGGAAGTGGCAAAGGGGTGACTTTGCTCACGCCCATTCTCACTCCATTTGGGTGGCGCCGATTCGGAGACCTCGCTGTCGGCGACTACGTGTTCCACCCATCAGGTAAGCCTACAATGGTGACACAGGTACACCCGATCGACCAGTGGGATACGTGGGAGGTGGAAATCTCCGACGGTACCGTCTTGACCTTCACGGGCGAACACCTGTTCACGGTAGACGAGTTCGTCGGAACCTCGAAGCGTAAGCGCCGCACCCTGGACGTACGCGCCATGGCCCGCGAGGGACTGATGTTCGACCGCCCTCTCACTAAGGGTTCTACAAAAGCGACGAAGGCTGGGGTGGGGAAGTTCGCCCTCCCCGAGACTGAGCCCCTGGAGTTCCCTGAACGCGACCTGCCTGTCGATCCATGGGTACTCGGCTACTGGCTAGGCGATGGCTCCACTGGTTTCGGTGCCGCCACCGCGGATGTTGATGACATCCCCCACGTTCGCGAGCGTTGTCGTGCTGCCGGGTATGAGCTTAGCGATCTTCGCCAGAAGAAGACCGGCGGCCGTGCGCGCCAGTTCACTATCCTTGGCCTCTCTCATGACCTCAGGAGGGCTGGCGTCCTTGGCGAGAAGCGCATCCCCGAGGAGTACCTGTATGCCTCCGTGGAACAGCGCAGGGCTCTCATTCAGGGGCTTATGGACTCTGATGGCTACATCGACAAGAAGGGGTCTGCCGAGTACTGCCAGGTGCGTAAGCAGGTCGCTGATGGTATGGCGTTCCTGCTCCGATCCATGGGAGTGAAGGTGAACGTCAGGGAGTCGGAAGCTAAGCTCTACGGGCGTGTTACTGGCCCGCGATACAGACTGACGTTCAAGCCATACAAGCACCAGAACCTCGTGACCCTGCCCCGCCGGGCCGAAAGGGTACAGGAGCAACGCAGAAAGCCAATCCCAAGGGTCATCAAGGACGTGCGTAGGGTTCCCCCCGTGGATGCCCGTTGCATCACTGTGGAGGCTGAGGACGGCTTGTACCTGGTGGGGGAGACGATGGTGGTGACCCATAACTCCCCGTTCGCTGCGGCTATGTGTCTGTTTGAGCTTCTTGGCCCGTGCCGGTATGACGGGTTTGACCGTCATGAGCCTTTTGGGGTGCGGGCGAAGCCGATGAGTATGCCGCTGGTGCAGATCGTGGCTTGCAGTGAGGCGCAAACTCAAAACACGGTCAGAATGGTTCGGGCATTCTGCCAGAAAAAGGGTTCGCTGGCACGTAAGTATGATCTTGAGGTGGCGAAGACGTTCATTGAGACGCCCGATGGTGGGAAGCTTCAGCAGATGACGTCCTCTGCATCCTCCATGGAGGGCGGTGAGGTGTCCTTCGTCGTGGGTGATGAGCTCGAGCACTGGGTCCCCGCCCAGGGCGGCCCGGCCATGTTGCAGACGATTCAGCAGAACGCAGCGAAGATGGGTGGCCGGTTCATGGGGACCTGTAACGCTTGGGTTCCGGGTGAGCAGTCGTCCGCAGAAGCGGTCTTTGAGGCCTGGTGCGACCAGGAGGACGGCCTCACTAGAGGTAAGACGAAGATCCTCTACGACGCCCGTATCGCTCCCCCGAACACGGTTTTGACGGACGAGCCGGAGGAGGGGCAGGTTGGGCTCACGAAGGCACTGGAGTACGTGTACGAGGACTGCCCGTGGGTAAACCTGGAGTCGATCAAGGAGCAGATCTGGTCGCCGGAGTACCCGGAGTCGAGGTCGATCCGGTTCTTCCTGAACAGGCCGAACGCAGCGGAGGCGTCCTGGATCACCTTGGAGGAGTGGACCCAGCTCCGTAAGCCGGACCGGAAGGTGGAGCCTGGGGAGAAGATCGTCATGTTCTTCGACGGATCCAAGTCGAATGACCATACGGCCCTCGTGGGTTGCTGCATGGAGGACGGGCACATCTTCAAGATCGGCCACTGGAAGCCGGAGAAGCCCCTTGGCGTGGTGAATGTGGCTGCCGTGGACGCGGGGGTCAGGAGAGCGTTCGACACGTATAACGTGGTGGCGTTCTGGGCTGACGTCCGGGAGTGGGAGTCGTTCACGCGCACGGCCTGGCCTGAGGACTTCGGCGATCGGCTGATCGTACCTGCCGTGCGTGGGGGAATGTCCGCGTCCCCGATCGCATGGGATATGCGCTCCCACGCCTACCAGTTCGCCGAGGCGGCGGAGACGGCGTTCACGGAGATCCAGCAGCAGGCGTTCACTCACGATGGGGACTCTGCCCTGGGTGAGC